GTTGCTATTTCTCTTAGTGTGGACATTAAAGGTGAACGTCCTAGTCTATAGTCAACTGGGTCACGACCGTAGGCGATGTGAATAATATCTTCTGGTTCAACTGCATAAGGTGTACCGTCAACAACATAGTTATAGTGGGTAATAGGATTTATATTATCTCCAACAGGCTGACATTGTTGAGATGGTAAAAACTGCAATCCTATAACTGGACCGCCTTTTGATTTTCTAATCTTTCGGATATAAACATTGCCGTAAATCTTGTAATCAATAATACAATTGCTCCAGAAACGTGTCGGAGCTAATTGATATTGAGGATTAGAAATAAGGGCAATCATAGGGTGTTGAGGATATTTTTCATATTCTGTATCACTTCCCTCAACTAATCTATAAACCATTGGAAGCGCTTGACTAAAACCTCTGATATAATAGTCTAAACTTATTGCTACGATAGAATTAAGCATCAAGTCGCCAGCTATATTTTGCCAGTCTTTATTAGTATTTGGTAATCTTCTGGAGAGGTTAGCAAATAAATCTTGAAGTCCTATGCCTGAGAGATAGTTAGCCCCTCTCATCGTTTGCGGAAGAGGTAAGTTCTGGTTAATTGTTGCTATTGGCTGACTCTTTTGTGTTGGTCTTAGAAAATCAAATATGCCCATTATGTTTTTAAATCCTTGATATTAATCTATTATATTTTTACGGTATTAGAATATGAGACCAAGACCTACCTGTTTTTATTGCAGATATTGTTCTATTATTAACACCATATTCTTCAGCCAATTGAGTGTTTAAACCTGGATACCAATTAATCAATCTTTTTTTAATCTCTATTACTTGCTCTACTGATAATTTTTGGTTCATTTGATTACCAGCATTTACCATATCAATAGAATTTGATTTTTTAGTATCTTCTCTTAAATGGTCAGGATTGCAGCACTTTCGATTATCACAAGAATGACAAATGACTAAACTTGGATTTGTATTGTCTTTAAATAAAAAATAACTTAATCTGTGAGCTCTAATCGTTTTGTTTTTATATGTAGAATGTCCATAACCATTTGGCTCTACATATCCTTGCCAGTTCCAACAATTAGTTTCTGAATCAATGGAAACTTTTGACATAAATGATTCTACATTTTGAATTGGTCTTGACATTATATTGCACGGAACTTTCTTGTGATTTTAATTGCTAAGTCATTGAAACCAGAACTTAGCGCATCTATTTGGTCATCATGTTTAGAACTTGGAAACGACCTTAACTCATTTATCATATCATAATTCCAATTTCCTTGCATCATAGAAACATTTCCATTATTTACCTGCACACTAAATGCCGTTGCCCTTGATTCTTTAGAGTTAGTAGGCCTCTCAAAAACAACATTAAAACCTGCAAGAAGTTTTGTCCAGTAAAATGTCATACTCTTCCCGGCTGCAGGGTCATTGGGAAGAATTATTTTAACATCCTGACCATCTTTAATTGCTGTTTCAAGTATTTTTTCATCACGTTCTTTGGTTCCTAATTGAGCTCGCCATAAATCAAGAATCCAATAATGTTCTTTATCATCAATTCCAAGTAAGGCCGACACAGTATAATCGCCTTTTCCTTGCGAATTGGCCACATCATAAGCTCGTACTTTTCTAATAATTTTTTCAGGAATGTTTTTAATGCTGATGTTGTTTGGTTTAAAAAAGTCACCATCTCTTGAAGTAGGTCGGCCTTGGTAGAGAGCTTGAAAGGAATAGTCTCCAAGAACACTACGAATCCCAAATAATGTTTCCTGATTATAACGTTCTGGCCATAGTGGTTCGTCAATCTTTCTTCCTAATATATCGTTTTCATCTTCTGCTAAAGCTGGTAAATTAATCACTGTCCAGCCTTCAGGTTCTTTAGACATTGCATAAGCGACTACATCATTTTCGTGCCATCTTGTTTGTGTAATTATTAAGGTGCCATTAGGTTCAAGCCTAGAATACAGGTCCTCACTATAAAATTCTTCCAATCTTTGACGTATTAGAGGACTATTAGCTTCCTCTCGACTCTTAATCATATCATCAAGTAATATTAAGTTAAATCCGATACCTGTGCGAGAATTATTTACTGAACCGACATAATAAGTTGAGTTGTTTGGAGTAGACCATTCATCGATAGATTGATGGTTATTATTTAAACCTGTTCTTTCCATCAATATATTTCTAGTACGTCTTGAAAATCTGCGTCCAATATTTTGATTATAGCCAGCAACAAGAACATTTTGATTATCTTTATATTGCATCCAAAAAGCGGCAAATCTCATTGTTACTGTTTCGCTCTTTGCATGTCTAGGCGGCATCGTTATAATTAATCTTTTAATTTCTCCATTGAATACTTTTAATAAAACTTCAGATAATAGTTCTATATGTTTGTAGTTAAATTTGAAAGCTCTTGGGCTTGTTTGATATAAAAACTCAATATATTTATTTTTAAACTTTATCTTCTGGCTCGATATAGGCTTCAATGAGTTCTGGTTCTGATTCGGAAGAAACTGTGCTCTTGAGGTTGCTTCCTGCCGTGAGAATGTCCATTGACCAAGCTCTAAGTTGGTTATGTAGTTCTCCAATGGATTTTGCATCTTGTTGTTGGATGTAATTTTCATCTGTTGCTACTCTTGCTATAGTATTCATGGCTTCTAAATGAACAAGAAGACTATTTGCTATAATCTCACCCATATTATTTTGAACTTTAGTCAATTGGGTATCATATTTACCATCAATCAAATTATCTTTATATCTAGAAACTGTACTCTTAGCAGTATTGGTAATTCTAGAAACTTCTGTAATAGTTTTTCCAGCTATCAACAAAGCTACACATTCAGATTCCTTGTCACTTATCTGTTTTTGTTGATTAATGCTCATTTCTTTAAGTATTCCAAAAACGATTCAATTCCACTAATATTTGATAGTTTTACTAGTGCTCTTTTGATTATGCCTTCTGAGTCTATTTCAAGCATCTTATCTATTTCTTTATAAAAATGTGATTTGTTTCCATTAAGGCCAAAATATAACTCTATGCATTTAATATCAATAGGTCTAAGTGTGGAAAGTATTTGATTAATAGAAATGTTTATCTCTATTGTTTCATCTTGGACAAACTCTACATCAACATCATAAGTTGGGTCGAACTCTTGTATTTTAATATTCTTGGCTATTATTGCTTGGCGTAAAGTATATAGGGAATATTTTTCTGTTACTAATGGTAATAACTCTTCATCTAGTATTTCTTTTTCTAAGTCAAGGTGGTTTATTCTTAGTTTAGCAAGATTTATATGAGCTGGGATTTTAATAAGGTGATTGTATTGTTCTATAGCTCTTCTAATACGTCCTAAAATGTAATGATAAGCTAGTGTACTAAACTTATTTCCACTATCAGGTTTATAGTTATCTGCTGCAGCTATAATTCCTTCTATTGCATATTGTTGTAAATCTTCAAAGTCAATATTACACCAGGAATATTGTTTGCATAGTTTGTTAACTTGAGACATATTTATGTTTATTATTTCATCGAGTGCTTTTTGTCTATGTCTTGTTTCTAATTGTGAATGCAAAAACCTATCCTGAGCAAGATTAGGATATCCAGGATTTAACTTCCTAGAGTATTTATAATCTTGCCAGGTTTTGATGCTTGTCATATAGATATAGTAGTAATTCTCGTTCTTCGATATTCAATGCAGTAGCGATTCTTTTAATGGTTTCTGGTCTTGGCATACATTTACCAGAGAACCATCTACTTATTAATGGTTGAGCGACACCTACCCTTTCTGCTATTTCCATTTGAGTAAGTTCTGTGATTAATAAATCTTTTCTCTTCATAGTACTTTTACTACCTGGTTAAAAGATGTGGCGTAAATATTAACCATTCCGTTGTCCATCATTTCTTTAATGTTTTCTGATGGTGATTTTCCATCTTGCGTTAAAACTTGCAATATCTCATGTATTTCAAGCATGTCGTGGTTTTGTTTACCTACAGAGATATAGATTCTCAAATAAGGAATAACACCCTCTTCAGCAATCTCAATAAAATCGTCTTCTTCGTCCATATGTTTATTATAACATATAAATGTATATTTTTTGCAGGTATATTGCGTATTTATGTAGGTATAGGTTATAATATAGGTGAGGTTTATGAAATGAGTAATGTTAACGATATTATGTCCAAGGAACTTTATATTTCCTTAGACAACTTAATTGAAATATGTAATGACCCTAATCATACTCAGGCTACAAGCTTAAGAGTATTTGGTAGATACAATGTTATTGGTGATATATTTGCTATTTCAAAGGTTAGCTATGAAAGAGTACATATGGTTTTATATTTCAATAACTCCAACAAGAAGTTTTTCATTGTTAAAAAATATAATAGTGGAAAGTATTTTATTGAGTTTATGGAAAATATTGCGTCAGAAGAATGCATTGACTTATCATTTGGTTTTGGTTTAACTCAGTTGGCTTATAATCAAAATCCTGATGGTAACGAAAATCATTTGTATTATGATTACGATGAAAAGAAGTTCGTTTTAATGTCAACTGCTGGCCATTCAATAATATTTAATGTCACAGTAAGGTAAAGCTTTAATAAGAAGAAAACCCTGGTTATTCACCAGGGTTTTTTGTTGCTACTTTGATACTCATATGTTTTAGTCTATAGAATAAAGTATCTTTTGAAATATTAGACATTTCAGAAATATATGTAAGTCCAAATAAATCATACTTACCTTGTGCACATCCATAATAACCAGACCTTCTCATTTTTGGCATAAGAATGTTTGCTTTACCTTTTTTAACTATTTTCCAATATTTATTTTCTAATGTAGATTGGTTTTTCATAAAAAGATAGTTGATATACTTTTTATGTGAATCACTAAGAACAAGATTATGAATATAGAAAGAATCTATTTGTCCTTCTTTTCTCCACACTAAGTCAGCAATAGCTTTAATAAAAGAATCAATATCTACGTTTCCATCAATAGTACCAATTCTATAAGTTGGCATAAACATTTCTTTTGCTTGTTTTTTGTTCTTGCTACCTTTTGGTCTACCAGCATTTGATTTATGTTTTTCAACTATGGGCTTTTCAATTATTACTTCTTCAACAATTGGTTCTTCAACAATTGGTTCTTCAACAATTGGTTCAACATATTTTTTTAAATTAACTTTTTTGCAATATGGAAGAATGTATCTGTCAATGTAGTTTTCTAAGATTTCAATATATTCATCACTAAGAAAGTCTTTAGTGGTCATATACTTGTTATAGACTCCACTGTTTATTTGTTGATTAAGCCAAGGCCAAAGTTTAGAAAACTCTCGGTTACCATTATTAGTAGAACGCATATGGAAGTTTTCTTTTAAACCTGGAATTCCTTTATAGCTCTTAACAACATTCAAATCATCTTTAGAAATCCTTTGAATTACTGCGTGTGAAAAATTAGCAAAAAGTTGGTCTTCTTTTAATTCTTCTTTGACATTCCATTTCCAAGGGTCGTAACTGTGTTCAAACATTTCATAATATCCTTTCAAATAACTATATCATACTCTTCTGCGTGTCAAACAAATATCCCTTTTTATTTGAATAATACTTTTCAAATAAGTGGTAATATTCTTTCAAATAAGTACGAATAAACATTCAAATAAGTGACAATATTTTTTCAAATAACTTTTGTCTATTTGAACGTTTCTTAGGCTAAATATTCATTCTCTTGTTTAAGCATTCTTTAAGCACCTTAAAACAAATTGAAACAAAAGAAGAGGGCTTTGCCCTCATTTGAATAGGAATTCCACCCTCTAGAGAATTGGGTATGGTATGATGAATCTGTTGGTAGTTAAACTGAAAGAAGAAATGATTTGAACACTGAAATTGAAAAAGATGACAAATGTTGGTTAGATGAGTTTGATTCTAAATGGGATGAAGAACAACGTCTTTGGGACATTGAAATAAAAAAGAAGATTGAAAAGTGTTGTGATTTACTTGACCGTATTTATTTAAAGCACTCTCTTGCATTAGTAAAAAATGATGATAAAATACAAGAGTTCGTTCAGGTTCATATCTCATAAAAACTCACTGAAAAAAGAAACCAGGTCTTACGACCTGGTTTTTTCAATTAGCTCTTGTTTTGTTGTGCAGTTTAAAATAGTCAATATGTTCTTAAAAAACCTCCAAGTGTTCCAATAGAAGTCCAACTTCTTCTTTTTAAATATACTCCATCACCATTAGCTGTTACTCCAGGACCAGGTCCTGTGTTACCCTCGCAGGTAACAACTCCACTTTCATTTGAAGAGATGACAATTCCAGCATGATAAATACGTTTCTTTTCAGCAGAATAAAAGAGAATAACGTGTCCTTTTTTGACAATTGATGGATTGGCTTTAGCTTCCTCTAAAGATGTCCAAACATTGTGTTTTTCAGCATATTTTTTCCAGGATGGGGACCAGCCGTCAAGCTTAAGAAATTCCTTAGATAGGGTTAAGTCTAGTTTTTCAGCTGCATTGATAAATCTATACTTTACAAAACCGCAGCACCACGCAAATCCTTCTTCGAGGTTTACTGATGCTAAGTATTTTTTAATGGCAGGACCGAAATTGTCTATACTTGATTCAGTTACTCCAATGTTTAACACTGCATCATCTGCTGCTAATAAAGCTATTTCTTTTTGCATTTTACTTGACACCTGGTTTGGAATAGTATAGTATAAAGCTGTTATAATCATTGAACACTCCAACTCATAGGCTTTAAGAAATTAAGGCCTATTTTTTTAAGCTAGAGTTTTTATTCGTTAGCTAAAAGTTTGTCCATAATCATCTGACTTGACCACTGTAAGTCCATTAACTGTATGGTTGTAAACTAAGAAAACCTCGTCATCAAGCCAGTAGCATCCTAAACCTGAATCACTAACATTACCAGTTACTACGTTTGAAGCTGCAGTGGTAATATTTCCAGCACTATCAATAATAATCCTTGCAACATTAGAAGAAGATGTTCTCCAAAATATTATTTGAGTACCATTTCCATTAATAGCTATTGCTGGCGTTGAACCATTTCCTATAACTGTACCCATACTTGCAACTCCATTTACAAAGTCATCCAATACATATCTTATTATCGCAGAATCAGATTCCCTTTGAGTTGCTAATATCATTTGATTACTATTTGTTGGACGTAACCAAGCTATAGCAACATTAGACATACCAGTAATGTTAGTAGACAATGTATCAAAAGTGGAAAAGTCTGGAGTTGAAGAGAATATTAAATCAACATCAGTCATATTAATAGTGCCAATACAACCCTGATAAAAGCCACTAATATCAGCAGAAAGTATGTTAACTCCAACTGGTACTGGAATTACATAAAAAGCACCTCTAAACCTCTTAGCAGTAAAGAGTTTAGTTATTGGAATAGTTCCAGTTGAATAACCAATCCTAGCTGCATTTTCAGGTAATCCACCAGGTAATCCAGTTTGATAACTTCCAACTACATCAGTAATACCTTGACCAAATATATTTCCACTTGTATCTTCTAAGTTAACTGTTTCTCCAAGTTGTTGCTCTTGCACTAATCCATGAGCAACTGACCTTAAACAACTAAAACTATAAAGAAGAAGTTGTGTTTCACCTGGAGCTTCTAATTGAAATGGGTCAAAATAATCTGGTGGATAATTACAGTTGATACGGTCGAATATCATTTGAGTATAGACATCTTTATCACCTGATTCTTGGCTTAAATCCCTTAAGATACTGAAGTTTTGTGCTCCAGAAGCATTCTGCACTCCAAAACCATTTAACCAAGAAGCATATGCATTATCTTTGTCAAAACAATAAGTTAAATAACCTGGACTAGAACTTGGATTATAAGAACCAGAAGCAGTCCATCCAGTATGTATTTTTCCACCTTGATAACCAACTCTATTGTTTATATTGTCGCATAAGTCTTGAACAGATAATTTAACAGTTGTTGCTACTGCAATTCCATCAAGAGTTAATTCTTGTAACAAGTCATACTCTTCTTCATTTTTACCAGACATATCTTGTTCCCAAAATCGTCTTCCAAAATATTGTCTATTAATTGAATCGGTTTGTACTTTAACAAAACCATTATTAGTTGAACCAGCATTTGCTTGATTACCAGCAAATGGAGCTACAAAAGATGCTTTAGCAGTGTTATCCTCTCTAGTCAATTTAAACTGCGAAATATTAACGTTTCCAGTAGCAATTAAAGACCCTACTTGTCCAATACCGTACATATCTTGATTAACTATACGAGCACCTGAAGCTGCTGGAGGATAACTAGCATTATATCTAGGATATGGATTATCTTGTCCTTGTAAATCTGGGAAGTTAGTATGAGCTAAACCACCAAAACACAAATCTATTCTTTTAGTTTGAGAACCAGTATTCCAAACTAAATCTTTTTCAATTATTACATTGGAGCCATCAGAAGTAATTAATAATTTTCCTGCTTCTGGAGATGTTGTTGCACTTCCACCTGTAACATCTAAATAACGATATCCAGAGAAATTATTTCTATTAGGTGAGTTATAAGTACGAGAATTACCAGAACCAGCAAGAATGGTATTTTTTGAATGATATATATCTGCACCAGGTTTCCACCAAGCTCTAAAGGGTAATCTAGTAGCTCCAGCAAAATCACCATTAGCAATTAAAGATGCAGAAGATATTGTATTTTGAATATATCCTGTTGGTAAATTATTAAATGCTAAACTTTGATTATTAGGTGTACCTGCTATTTCAATATTTGAATCAAAACTATATTTTTGCCAAAGTTCTTCTTCTGTGAACTCTCCACCAGGAACAGTTATAGTTCTTCCAGTAGTATCAAATTTAGAAATAGTTACATCTAAATCATCAGGATAAGAACTTTGCCAAGAATGAATAATGCCCTTGTTTTTGATATTTCTTTCCATTGTAACAAGAGTATTTGCTTCTATAAAGTTGTAAACTGAACCACCAAAAATATCATCAGTCCCTTGAACCTTCGCATCAACTGAAGATGTTTGATAAAAATAATTATTAGAATCTACGACGTGTAAATATGTATAGTCTGTAATAGGAAGTCCATTAATATTTAAATTAGTTAATTGCAATCCTTGAACACCTGCAGTAGAACCTTTAGAGTGTAACTTGGTATTTATGGTATATTCGTAGTCAGTGTATGCATCTGATGTTAAATTATGGTCAGCTTCTTGAACAATACCTCCAGTTAAACCAAATACTTCAACTCTTAAAAGAAATTCATTGCCACTAGCAATTTTTTCATACAAATCTAAAGTAGTAAATGGAGGATGCATACCATAAAATGTATCTTCAAATAAATTTACATATGGTGATGATGGTAAATTAAATCTTGTGATAGTAAATGTAACTGGAAAAGAAACTTCTTTATAGTTATATACTAATGGGTCAACTAATTCAGAACCTAAGATAACTCTTTCTGATTTAACATATCCATCTGGAAAAACAATATCTACATCACATACGAAAGTCCATCTCCATAATCCAAAATTAGGTACATCAGCAGAACCTTTAAGAATCAAACCAAAAGTAAAATGATATTGGAAACCAAAATGATTTCCAATAAACACTCTATCTACATATCTTTCATATTCATAAAATTCTGGAGGTCTAGCAAATGATGGGTCTACTGCAAGAATTTTAATATCAAATATGCCTAGAAATGTAAGATTTGATAATCTTGCAGTAGTAATATCATCGTAGTATGTTCCAGTAAATGATGGTGGGCTAGGCATTATAATGTATCCGGATAAACTCTTACGCTAAATTGATAAGATTTACTATTAGTACCATCTGATAAAGTAAATGTAATAGGATAAGGTTCTTGACCATATATAGCATTAGCATCTAAAGCATCAGGTGTCCAAGTTATTCCATAATAATTTCCTATTGAATCACTAAATGGACCAGTTATTACCATTCCTGCTGGTTCATTAGTAAGAGTTGCAATTGCTGTTGGTGTATTTATGTTTATTGCATAAACTCTTAGTTCTAATTCTTGAAATGATTCTATTATTTTTTGATTTGGTGCAGGTTCAACAAATGTTGGATTAATATAAAATTCTTCTTCAACAGGTAGCAATACTTTTTTAGCTCTATATTTTGCAAATCTTACTGTAGGTGTAGCATAAGATGGAGTAATATATTCTCTTATGAAATCACAACTCCACTCTAATATTTGCCATGTTGATGCAACATTATCTTGATCATAAATCGTTATGATATCTCCAATATCAATATAATTATATTCATTTAAAACTTGAGTGTAATTGTTAAAAGGAATAAAAGATGCTTGAGTATATGTTGCGTTAGCATTTAATTCTAATTCAAAATCATCAGTTATAGAATAAACTAATCCAATCACTCTTCCAGTATTGTCATATAAAACATCACCTATTTCTAACTCAGTAGTAAATGCAGTTGAATCACCATATACTGTTGTTTCAATTTCATTAAATTGAATTTGTCCAGATAAAGGTGTTGGTCCTGAACTTGGTACATATTTTGTGTAATTATCGTAAAAAGTCAATAAATCTGATTCAAATTCAATAATTTCTCTACCCGTTGTGATTTTATCAAAAAATTGATTAGCAGCTTGCTCAGCATCAGATTTTGTGTTGAACTTATCATTAATCATGACGAATGGATAAACATCACCTAACCAGTTATTTGGTCTGTTAATAGGTAATTTTAATGCATTTTGAGATGCTTCATCATTTAATACTACTTGAATTCTAGAACCATCAGATTTATTCAAACCAATAATTATGATTCTATTTGCTTCAGGTGTTTCATATGTTTTTCTTAAGTTTCTTATTGTTCTTTTGTATGAAGCATAAATCGGAATAAGTCCATCATTTTGAGCTAAAGTTTCATTTAAATATAAAGAAACATTATTAATTGATGGATCAGTAGCTGATGGTAAATAATTATAATCTTTTAGTTCAAAAAATGTGAAATTATTAAAACCTTTTTGAGAATTCTGTTTCTTTTTCCAATCTGATTTAGCAAAAAATACAAAGTTTTGAGCAAAATCACTTCTTAGTTTTTCAATGAAACCACCAGCTGTATCTCCAAAGTTAATTGAAAAATTGTACTGACCATTTGAATTATTTCTATTTATTGGAACTTGATATTGTTGAATAGATGGAGATGTTATTAATGCAATGTTATTAATATTGTTATGAGCTTCTCCGCTTATGGTAAGTGCTGCAGCAACACTTTCATCTAATGAAAAACTATCAAAGTTTGGTGCAGTGTCAAAATATTCAAAGTTTAATCTTTGTTTTTTATCTATAGCAGAAAATGAAAGTTTAGCATACTCTGAATATGTAGTTGCATTAGGGCCAGACTGTAAATAATCAATATCTGGAGCAGCTGTATACCCTTCAAAAATTATAAATTCTGAAAATATTTTATATGGAGAAAAAGGTTCTGCAGCAAACTCTTCAGCAGTATATCCATAAAGAGTCAGAGCAGTATCGGACTCTATCGAATAAACATTACCAACAAATAGACCATTTTCTAAGTATATTTCTTGGTCAACAGCAAGTTCTTCAGTAAATAAAGTATCTGTACCAATTAGTTGGTCAGAAGCACCTTTAGACACTAAACCTGTAAGTAAAAGTCTTCTAGGCTTCATAGTTACTTTAACGGGTCTATTAGATATAATCTCTGGTTTTACTACGCCTAAATCTTCAAGAAGTTTAGTTCTTGCATCAAATGAAAGATTTATTTCACCATTCTCTGACCTTGATATATTTAAAGACTCTAATGCAGATACTATATCAATTGTTGAATCTGGAGTAGTTTGATTAAATGTATTCAAAATATAATCAATAGAATAAATCATGTATCCATAATTAACACTTTCATCTTCAGAAGTTTGTTCTAGAAAAAGTTTAAATTTCTTATTTTCTCCACCAAACCCTGTTGATTGTAATTCTGAAGTTCTAATATCAAATGTAGGTGCATTTACAGAATATGGTATGTTATCAAAACCTAAATCACCAAAAGCTTCATATTGGCCATTTTTAATTTGGATGTAATACTCTGGAAAGTTTGTATAAAATCTAGCTGAACCTGCTCCAATAGTAGTTGGTGATGCAATTGTAAATTGTGAGTTTGACAATTTTGCATCTACTTGACCAATATAAGTACCATCAGATAAATAAATTTTATCAAGTAATTCTAATTCACTTAAAAATGCAGTTCCAACACCATTGATGATATTATCTCCAGTTGCAAAACTAATGGTTCCAGTAAGTCTTCTGTTATATGTAAATGACAAACCAGTTGCTTGGTATTGATTAGGTTCTTCTAATGTTAATTCAGTATCATTTACTATGTTAGATATAGAGCCAATTAAATAAGTAGAATATCCTCCACCATATTGAGCAAACAATACATCAGTATCTTGTAAATCAGTTAAAAATGAAGTTCCAGTACCTGTTACTGTTGTTGGATTAACCCAATTATTAAAAGATATTGTTTGATTTTCTAAAAAATATGGAAGTACAGGTGGAACTGTTGCAGTTGTTATTTCTTGAGATTCAACACTCCAGTTAGCTTTAAAATATAGTTTTGCTAATTGCCACGCTACTTTTCCTTCAGGTATTTGAATAGCAAATTCACCTTCTGGAGTAATTATTGGAACACGAGTATAGTTAGCATCTGCAGCTATATAATTATTAATATTTCTTGGAGGATCAGGAAATATAAATGTGGAATTTAAATCTGCAAACGAATGGCAAAAGTTTAATCCAAAACTAGTCAATACTAATAAAGAATCACCTCTACAAGGAATTATATAAACATCATTATATTGGTCATTTGGGTTCGCAGTTACTAAAGTTGGTCTTCCACCAGAATAATTGCTTTCAGTTCTTGAATATGACTGCACTTTTAATGGTTGTTTTTTATTATATGAACCAGTAAAGTTTTTAGTAGCATTAGCAACTAAAGTTAATTGAGTATCTGTAGTTCTTGTTGAAACTTGACCTAAAAGTTGACCATAAACAGAAAAGATTAAATCACCATTAGCAAACTGAGTCATAAACTTAGTATTTACGCCAGTTACAGTAGTTGATATAGTTGAAGTCGTAATTGTTCCAAATAAGGGCTTATAACCACGATAAACATCACAACCACCATCTTGAGTAAAGTGTAGCTGAACATCTTTATCAGTGTTATCTTGATTAGACCAAAATAATTTTACTATTGGGTCTTTACTTGATGATTTTTTATCAAGTTTAGAAAAAGAAAAGAAAAGTGGTTCATTTCTTTTTACATCAACGCCTAAATATACTTTTGAAGAAGTTTTAGAAGGGTCTGCAGAAGCACAAATTAAATAATTATTTCCAGTAATTTTATAGTTTTGTTCTTTGTAATCTGTACTTAATGCTGGAAGAGTATATACAAAGTCATTAATTTGATATCTGTAATAAGGACCAACAACGTTAGCCATCCATTCCGGAGTCATTGGAAGTGGTTTACCAAAGACACTTAATGTAACTGGATCAATAATACAATCTACTAAAGAGCCTGCATTAACTTGAGTTCCATCAGTGCACCATACATAAGAACCATTTCTACTTTGTCTTTCTTGTGGATAATCTAGATAAACATGAATGTCACATTCTTCATAACCTAATGGCATTTTTATGATCTCCGTGGACTAAAGTTGAGAAAATTAGATCCTATTGTTGCGTTTACTTCTTTCTTAACACCACGAACCATGTCATTTGTAGCATTTATTCTTGGACTTGATACAGTTCTATAATTTGCCATTTGAACAGATGATACACCTTCAGCAGCTAACTGACCACCACCATAAGTCATATTTCTTAAGGTTAGCTCATTAGCTTTTTGTGTATTTTGTACGATTAGTTCAAGAAGACTAGTATCTTTTGTCTTTTTGGGTTTATTGACTTCAGTATCATCACCAGTTTTAGTTCCAGGTAGTGTAACTTTACCTTTACCTACAACTGGAGGTTCTAATCCCATACCTAAAATAGCTGAACGTGCTTTTAATTGTTCAATATTTTTAGTTCTTCTTTCTCTTTCATCTATATCAAGTAATTTTTGTGCAACACCTTTACTTGCACCAATTCCTTTTCCTCTTCTATCTTCAAGCTGCATTGTCATTTCAATTATTTTTTTATCTACATCGTCAGACATATTTAAAGTTTTGACTTGACCAGCTTTGAATAATTTTTCTCTTGTTTGTTGAAATCTTTCATTGTAAGCATTTGTTTTTGCTTGTTTTCCAATTAATTCAAAAACTGTTAAAAAACCTTTGATTGTAGGGTCTTCTTTGAGATTAGAAAAAATCTCTTTCATCATAGGAACTATTTCTTTAAAAATAACTTGAATTCTTGCTGGTAGGAATGCTAATTTAGTTAGTATATCTACTATAAAGTTTGAAACTGCAAATAAAGTTTCTTTATTTAATAAACCATCTTTAAGATTTTTATTTGCATTATCACCATATAAGAAAAATTGGTTTAAAAATCTTTCCCAAATACCACTTGATGTCATTGCTTTAAGTACAGTAGTTAAGCCATCAACCCAAGGTTTTGCCCAGCTAAGAATTCTACTTCCTAATGTTTCTTTAATTTTATCAAATTGGTCTACTAAAGATGAAAAAGAAGCTTCAAAAGTCTTACCTAAAGCTTGAGATACTTTTCCAGTTTTACTTTCAATAACTTTAATAACTGATTCTAATGCAGAATTAATATCACCAACTAATTTACCTTTATCAAATTTTAGTCCAGCTTCTGATAAAAGAGTAGGCATTTTAAGACTTTGCAATAATTCTTGGTCTGGTCTTGCTCCAGTTTTTAAGACATTTAATAGTCTAACCATTCCTTGCAATTTATCTTGGTCTTTACCTGCTAAATCTGCAAGTTTTCCAAAAGCAGGTAATACTCTATAAATATTAAATCCTGATAATTGAAGAGATTGAGCAAGAGCTGTAAGTTCTTTAGTAGTTAATGTAGAAGCAGCAGCAACTTTACCAATAAAGTCTCTAGTTGTATTTGCATTCATTCCTAATGCTTCAAATTGAGCATTAGTAGTTTCAAAACTCATTCCCATTTCAAGAATGTTTTTTCCTAAATCAAATGCTTTATCACTTAATCGTTCAATAATATTACTGACTATATTTCCAGCAGCAATATTTTTAATGCTAAATCCAGCATTGTCAGCTTTTTTTGCTACTGAATCAAGAGATTTACCAATTCCATCAGCAGTAGCTTTAACCTGGTCTGCTCCAGTACTACTAAATTTAACGTTTGCTTCTGCTAATGTCATTATCTTGCTCCAAATAAGGCTTTTAGAAGGCCAGAGGCATTTTCAGCCTCTGACTTTTCTATTTCTCTTGCCACATACGCAACTTCAGCTATCTGGTCTAAAGTTAAATCTAATTCTGTCGGATGCCTGTTCAAATACCTTACGCTGTAATAAAGTATTTGAGCAGAACATCCGATTAGTCGTTTTTTGCTTCTGTTACCTTATCTTCTAGATTGGTAGGAAAAGCATTCAAAAACTCAGCTAATACATGATAAAAACATTCTTTGTTATCTTTAGCAAGTTGTCCAAATTCATTGTATGCATTAATAGAATCACCATCTTCTGGTTTAATCACATAACACTTTGCTAACAATGCTACTTGATAGAGCATTGCATCTGGATATTTTGGAAACTTAATCTTTAATTGCTTCAACAACTCATTATCAGGAAACAATGAAGCTGCTGTGGGCTCGGAAAATTCTAAAACGCAAGGCTCATCTGTAAACTGCTCGATGTCAATTTTAACAGATGGCCTTAACGCTACTTTCTTAACTTTTGAAATTGCTTTAATCATATATATATTTTACAGTTATCTTATGTACTTACAGTTGTGAATCCAAATGCACCTAATTTTATGGTTGCGGTTTCCATTTCAACATCACCAGGAGCATATGTTTGTGATTCATCAGTAACTAATCCTTGATAGGTAATAGTTCCACCTGAACCACCCATATTAACTGCTACTTTACAAAGATATCCAGTTTTACCAAGGAAAATTGGACCAGAAGTTTCATCAACATAGAGTTCAAGGTCAAGAGTACCAGTTAAGCCAGTAGTAAACGTGGCTTCTGTCTCTGAACAAAGAGTGGTAAGGTCAACAGTTCGAGCAGTAATGGTTGCTTTTACGCTCTTTGCTTGACATTCGATATTTGCTGTTGGAGAAGCAGGTATAGACCCAGCTCCACCAGTTGCTTGTGAATCAGCACCAAAGCTAATATCAACAACAACTTCAGACGTTAAAACAGGTTGTGGCATAGTTTTTATCCTCTTTATATAGCGGTGTTGAATCTATATAGTAAACTCAACCCATAATCGACTCTGCCGTCCGAACCCACCTCAAACGGCTGATCAGTATCGTATCTCTGGCTTAAGAATGTTAAACCAGATACAGTTACAGTTTGTTTTCCAAGAAGTACATCTACTCTATCTATTATTTGTTTTACTCTAGAATAAGATATACTTCCATTCTTTTGGTCCCATACAGTTATTCTAAATAGTGGAACAGTGTAATATCTATCTCCACATAAAACAGTTTCATCGGAACCCTCACTACCTAATCTTGAATACACAACATAAGGTAATTGAGGCATTTGTTGAGATACAGCATCTTTTTCAGGCGCTACTTCTAAATAAATTCCTTGCTGATAAAATGGAGCTTTTGAACCAGCAATAAGAGTGGCTAAAGTTACATCAGCACTCAAAGTGTCATAAATCCACTTACTAATAATTAATGGTTCAAAACTCATTTATTTACCTTTAGATGCAATAGCTTTTAACTTGTCAGAAAACCACTTTTTAGTCTTTAAAAATGCTGGAATGATGAATGGCCTTGCTCTCATTTTACTAGTGCCAAATTCTAAGTAAATAGCATAGTCTTTTTCAATTGAGATTGTAGCTTCTCTCCCATTTTTCTTAACTTTAATACTTCTTACCAATGCTCCAGTGTTATTTGCAGGTGCTTGTCCTGGAGCTGAAGATTGATGTCTTCTACCATTAGAAAAGTATTGCTGACCAGATTTAGCTCCAGTCAGAATACTTTTCTTCATTTCATTTGCCATGACATCTGCAGCACCTTCAGTTACCTTAGTTGCTTCATTAATAAGGCTGTCAAAAGCAGCCTTATTAATTTTCAGATTGACAGTAGCATGAACCATTAGAGTGGTCTTACCAATATTTCGAGAGGACCAAGCTGTACTACTTCAGCACCAGCAGTAAGTTCTACTACAAGAGTATATCTACCAGTTGTTCCAGTAACATCAGTATCAATATCAAAGCTAACTATACCACTTGATGCAAAGTCAACAGTTGGAGTATAGGTAACTGCTAAAGCTCCAGAAATGTCATAAACATTTACTAAACAACTATAACCAGTAATGTTAAAAGGTTGCCCAAATCCATCTAAACAGTTAAGTTGAATGGTTTGAACACTATCAGCAAGGATATCAATTCTTCCATCAGTGCCTTCAGCAATAGAGGTTAATCTATAAGGACCATTAACAATAGTAACTACACTTCCAGATACAGAGGCATCATTTAAGGTTGCTCCAGCAGTACCAGAAGCAGTAATTCCAGAGATATTATAATTCCAAATATCACCTGCAGTTGAGCCTGCACCACTTGTTAATGTCCTTGGCGAATATGTCCAAACAGTTCCAGCTATACCTGACATAGATGCTGTTGCAACTAATACTGGGCCTACTACACTACCAACTGAACCTGTTACACTTCCAACACTTCCAGAAAGGCTACCAGTAATATTACCAGTAAGATTAAAAGATTGAGTGCTAGATAAAGAATAACCAGTTTTGTCACCAACTGTAGTAACAATACCACCAGTAATAGTTCTTCCACCTGCATAACTCCAAATATCAGCTGCAGTTGGTGCAGATGAACTTGTTAATGTACGAGTAGCATATGACCAGATATTAGCCTCTAATGTTGGTGAGTTAGTGTTAGTATTTGCACCTGTAGCTTGGTCATCTGCATTACCAAGAGTAGTATCAGCAGATTGTCCACTTGAAAGTAATGTGTAATTCCAAACATCACCAGCAGTTATTCCAGCTCCAGAAGAAGCATTAGAAAGGTCGAAACCAGCAGAAGGTGAAGTGTAACCAGAAATATCAGTTGACCATACTGTATTAGCAATTCCACTCATACTTGCAGTGGAAACATTAACATCAGCAGTTACAGAACCAACACTTCCACTTAAATCACCAGTAATATTGCCTGTAATTGATGCACCAATACCAGTAAGGATATCTTTTAATGCAATAGCTGCATTATAATCTTCATCAATTCTGTATGTGTCTGCAAATATACCACTATATGCACCACCAGTCCATAATGATACAGTACCAGCAGTACCAGCAACATCTGAACGTAAAATATTATGTCCAAAGGTTCCTGAAGTAGTGTAAGATGAAGTTGCAACATTCCAAACTGCATTAGTTACGTCACCAGCAGTAATACCAGCACCAGAAGGCGCAGCAGCCAAGTTAAGTTGCGAACCAGCAGTTCCAGCAGTAGTATATCCAGAAATATCAGTGGACCAAATAGTGTTGGCTATACCAGACATAGAAGCAGTAGCAACAGAAACAGGATTTGTTACACTACCAACTGAACCACTTAAGTTTCCAGTGATATTGGTTGTCATTGAAGCACCAATACCAGTAAGGATATTTAACATTGCAGTGGCTGAAGCAGTATTATTTACAAATGCATGAACATCTGCATCAACTCTTTTACTTCCACCAGATTGATGTAATGTAACTTCACCAATTGTTGCAGCATTATCAGAACGTAAAATATTATGTCCAAAGGTTGCGTGTGTTGTGTAAGGCGCAGTAAGTGTTGACCATACCGTATTAGCAATACCTGACATTGACGCAGTGTCAACAAGAACAGCATTGGTTACAGTTGTTGCAGTACCACCTGTAATCTCTCTTGTTACATAAGACCATACTTCGGAAGGTGCGTTAAGAGTTGTTCCAAGAGCAGCTTGATATAATGCAGCTCCAGCTTGAGGTGAAGTGAGATAAGATACGTCTGTATCCCAAACAGCATCTCTAATAACGGAAGAACCAGTTTGTGAAGAAGCATTACTAGCTTGTGTAGAAGCTGTTTCAAGTGTTTCTTTAACAGTGGCAGGAACAGTAGCTCCAGCGTAATCCCATACAGCTGTTGCAATATCACCAGTAGTTGTTCCACCGCCTGCTGCAGCAACATTCAACTGACTTCCTGCTAAACCTGCTCCAACAACACCTGAAATATCGTAATTCCACACGTCAGCTGCTGTAATTCCAACGCCTGAAGCAGAGTAAACGTTAAATGCAGCTACTTGACATATAGCATCATAATCTCTACATCCTACTGCAGTAACATGGATACCAGCTAAACCTAAAGTAGCAACTTCAGAGGCATCAAATTGGTAATAGTATTGACCGTAACCAGCTTCAGCAACTGTACCTGCACCACCAGCAAAAGCTCCACCGTTAATATTTACTTGAGGATAAATATTGGTTATAGCCACTCCAGTTTGAGCAGTTGTACCAGTAGCAGCATCAGTTAAGAGAATTGGTACTCTTCTTAATGCTGCTGTTGATTCATTTTGTAAGACGTAAAACATTATAAAATCCTCTTAAAGTTGCTAAATTTATTATCCGTTAAATCCCTGTGCAAATTGTCTTCCACCTACTCCATTACTAGAAGGTCCTGGAGGAATATAATTTATTAAATTGTCGTTATAGTTTTGAAGAATAGTTCCAGCATCTAAAGCTTGGTTATATACATTGAACTGACCAAAAGAAGATGGTGAATAGAAAAGACCACTAGGTCCACCAGTACCATCAATAAACTGTCCTAATATTAATCCATATGTAGTATTGTTTATAGAACCTCCACCTTGAGAAGCAGAGACATCTAAAACTCCATTGACATAAGCTTTAACGTTAGTACCATCACCAGTAATCGTATAGTTGTACCATTCACCTGGAGTTGGGTCTAATGTTAAGTTAAGTCTTGCAACTCCACCACCCATTTCAAAGAAAGGTTTATTACTGTTAGCACCTGAAAATTTATAACCAAATAAAACACCAGTTCCGCTACCGTCTTTACCACCAGCATATAAAATTTGTGATGAGCTACCAGTAAAATTGAACCATCCATCAAATGTGAAAATATTTGTTGGAAAACTTGCTGGAGATGCTTTATATGCACTTCCATTTGTAAATGTGAAACTTTTAATTGGAGATGGAGTAAATGTTTGATTGGATAAGGCTAAATCATTATTATTAGCACTTAAATCGAACCAAGTATTACCTGTTCCTGGATAAGAAGCATTATCAAAAGGACTGTATTCTGCAATTGGAGGTGTAAATCTTCCCTTTGTGGCATTATATAAATCTAAAATTTGACCATCAGAAAGATAAGCATTCCACATCCAGTATTGAGATACTTTCATTGGGAAATTAGCTGCACCTTCACCAAAAATAGTTCCATTAATTAAACCATATGAAAATGTACCATTATATGCAATAGAAGTAGTAACATTAGCTCCAGCAGAACCTGCTTCATTTGGTAAGCCATTAATATAAGTTTTATATTGACTCGTTGTTTGTCCTGTATTTTTCTTAACAACTACAAAAACCCAAGTATTTATTGGACTTTCAACATTGCCATAAACAAAGCCAGAACCATTAGAACAGTTACCTAAACCAACAGCATTTGGAACAGAGCCATATAATGCTATTTGTTTAAATTGATTTCCACCTAATGCTTTTCCAACAGCAGGTATACAGTTAAAACTAGTTCCATAAGAATATTGATTAATATTAACCCAACCAGCAATAGTGATAGGACCATCACCAGTATTGATTAACTGTGCATTAGCTTCAATACTTTGTGTGGTTAATGCAATTGAACCAATAGTTCCATCATAAGTAGTTCCAGAAGCAGATATATTCCAGTCAACTGCAGGATTAGCTAAATCATTAATAGTTAAACCAGTGCCAGAATAGCAAGTAGGTTCTAAAAGGTCAACATAAGAAGCTGGAGCATTTATGGTGCCTAATCTTTCAAATCCATCATTATATAATTGTGTTCTATTTGATGGACTTAAAGCATTATTATAGAAATTGACTAATGCAAGACCTTTTAATCCTTGATTTACTCCAGTATCATTAAAACAGAAGTTAGGATATGGACCTCTTTGTTGGTTAATTGCACCTACATATGTTACACGAAGAACATTATTGACATAACCATAAAATGTAGTTCCATCAAATGTAGCTGTTATATTATTAAATTGTTTGTCTAATAAACTACCATTAGGTGCATCATTAGCACCACCATTAATATAAAATCTAAAT